GCTACAAAAGCAGATATTGACAGCACTACAACGGCATTAACTGAAAAGATAACTACGGTAGCGAATAACCTTGCTACACATGAAGCTGACTTCAATAATCCGCATAAAGTAACAGCGGAACAACTCGGATTAACAACGGTATATCAATATAAAGGCAGCGTTGCTACTTATGCCGATTTACCAACTACAGGTCAGAAAGTAGGCGACGTGTGGAACGTTGAAACGGCAGACCCCGACCACGGTATTAAAGCGGGGGACAATGTAGCATGGGACGGCGCACAATGGGATATTCTCGGCGGTAACCATGATTTAAGTGGATACGCTCAATTAAATTTAGCTAATACCTTTACCGATTTAAATACTTTCAGAGCAAACATTGCTGTATCAAATGGCACAGCGGCAGGTAGTAGCGGTAGTGTAAGGTTTGGTGTTTCTCCAGCAGGTGAGACAGTACAAGCGAGAATTGGTACAGACAATTTAGGTGGATTATTTTATAATACAAGCACAAAGCAACCTCATGTATTTAGAATTGGAACTAACAACGATGTGCTTAGCATACGTGATGACACCTCAAAGATGACTTTAATAAGTAATAATAAAGCTTTCGCAACGGTAACTCATGAAGGCGTTGCGAAGTGGCTAGGTAATGCAAATACCGCTACGAAGTTAGAAACCGCTCGCACAATAAACGGTGTGGCTTTTGACGGCACGCAAAATATCACCATTGAAGCAGGCGGGGGCGGTGATGTTACTGCCGCAGGAGATAATAACTTTACAGGAACGAACACATTCAATAAACCTATAACAGTTAGGGACGGCGCACTTGCGGGGATTGGTGGAACAATCACACTAGGCATGAAGCCTAATAGCGCAACAACGCAAGCAAAGATAAACTCCACTACCACCGGAGCAATGTATTATACAGCCACAGAAGGACTGGCACACTTTTTCAATGTTGGCACAGTAGAAGTTGCCAACATTGGCGGCACTGCAAACACGGCAACGCTTGACCTTTTGTCTAATCATATTTTATTTTTTGACACAAAAACAGGATTAACGATAGGTGGCGGCGGGACAGATAAAACTATAAGTTTTTACCCGGAAGGAAGCTACGAAACAATAGGCATGAACCTTTCAAACCAGACAGAAACGATAGATACAGATTATAGCATTTTATCTTTGCAGAGAAATTCACATTTAACATATACTAAAAATGCAGCCTTGCAAGTTGGGAATTTCAGCGTATTAGAAGTTGACAAAAATAATAATAATGTAACTATAAAGGCGAACAGTAACGGGCAGATATTATTCACTCCGAATAACCTTGCTAGCAACACAAGCAGCATTGATAGCAATGGTAACTTTTATATATCACAGGGCTTAACGGTTGGCTCAATATTAAATACTGGAACATCAAACGGCGTTATTCGAGCAGGGAACAATGAAGGTTGCCTTTATTTTACTGGGACAGCGGAAAATACCTACTTTGGAACGCCCAACACTGGAAACACTATAAGTTATCAGGCGTCTGCAAACTGCTACCTCATTAACTGCGCAATCAACAATCCGTCGACTTTAAACATGAATTTTGAAAATATGAACTTCAAAGCGACCGTTGGAAGTGTGCCGTATATGTGCAAGACATTAACGTTTTGGCTACCTGTAGCTGCTACTGTTCCGGCGGTAACTTGGACGTTCCCGACGGGTAGCGCAGTCTACTACCCTAAAGGTGTTGCGCCGACATTAACGGCTAACGCGAATAATATCATTAACGTTATAGCTATAGTGGATGATACGGACGGCTTTTCAATTCAGGTATGCGATACAATAGTCCTGCCGTATAGCGGTTAAGAAAGGGGTTTAAAAATGGATAAAAAAACAGTATACAGATACAAAGGGACTGACTACACCAGCATTAACGCGTTGCGGCGAGCTATGCCGAATGTATCACTTCCAAACACATTGACAGATGAACAGTGTAGCGCGTTAAATATATTAAAATTAGAATTAAATTACAGTACGGATGAAGCCCGAGCTATACGCATTAGCCAGCTATATCAAGAATATCAGTCCGAATTAGTAGTCCCCACAAAGTACGAAGTCAACGGTAAGACTTACTACATTGACCGGGACACAGACAACATTATTAAATTTAATTCGGCGCATGAAGTTGCAAAAATGAAAGGCGATAACCTTTTTAGGGCGAAAAATGAAGCGGGAGAGTATGAGCTGATAAAGTTAACTACAGGTGACTTTGAAAGTATTCTATTGAAGTCGGCACTACTGCAACAATCCGCATATAACCGCTTTAAACAAGCACGGGACGCCGTGAATAAGTACAAACGTGCAGACAAAATTTTTGCAGTTGAATTTTAAAGAGTTTTGAGTTATTATATTAAAAGAGTCAAAAATATCGTAACCACATCAGTTTGTCGGCTGGTGGTTACACCCCTCTACCATAAAAAAGCAGGGCATTTGCCCTGCTTTTTTATTTTGCGATTTTTCAAAAAAAATACTTGACAACAGGACGAGGGGGGGCTATAATATAGACAAGAGGTAAGGGAAAAACAAAACAAAAATAAAAAAATAAAGGGGCAATGAAAAATGGAAAAATCTTATCAGGTGTTAAAATGGACTGCGGAAGTTAGAGAAAAAGAATTGCAATGTTTAGAAGAAGTAGAATTGCTTGATAACCATGACCCTGCTGTAGAATTTGAAAGCGATTCCGAAAACGAAGCGTATGACTTTTTAGAAAAAGAAAGCGGGTTGCTTCACATTCATAAATTCGATTCCTGTGGTTTAAAATTCGCCGAGGTTGACTGCCTTTTATTAAGAAAAGTCGAAGTAGACGAGGACGGCGACGTTATAGACTGCGAATATCTTGATATGCGTTACCCGAAAGTTGAAGAAGCAGACGAGGACGAGGAATAAATGCAAAGCATTTGTATTACAAAAAGCAAAGCATACTACATCATAGCCGACGGATACACAGAATGCTATACATTTAAAAGCCGTGAAGAAGCTGAAAGTTTCATAGAGCTTTTTAAACCTTTTTACAAAAATAAAACTGTAATGATTCAGGAAGCGATTGTATTAACAAGCTATACAATGGATAACTATATCATAAAAGAAGGTGAGGAATGAAAAATGCAAAATAGTAACGCTGTTGTAAAAAAGATATACTGCGTTGTTATCAATGGCGAAATACAAGAAAAGTTAGATTTTAATAACATTGAAATAGCAAAAGATTACATAAAACTTTTTAGTTTGAAGTACCGCAAAGAAAATACGATTGCCATTCGCGAAATGTACCGAATAACTACAGATATCATTATAAGGGAGATTGAGCCGAATGTGGATTAAAGATAAAATAAATGACTGCTATAAAATGTCACATAGCCATTTAATCACGATAGAAAAAGTGAACCGACACTACATATTATATTTTCGAGATAAAATGATAAAATCTTTTCCGACCTTGACGGCGGCAAAGCAGTACGGTGATTTTTTTCAACTAGATTCACATACGCGGTATGCGATTTATTTAATCCATAATTTCGGAAATTGCACAGGCAACAATTTAGGCTACTACACTGGAATAATAGGACTTCACGGCGATATATATGTACCGGGACACGTTCCAACAATCAACGAAGAAGTCAAGCTTTATAAAACGTTTGCAAGGGCAAAACAAGGCGCACAGGCTATATATAACAAGTGCGGCTACGTGCAAAAATTTGAAATTCATACAGTAGAAATTCGGGGCGACGGTAAAAAGGAAATAGTAGCAGTAAGGGAACTGCCATAAAGGAGTGAATAAACTTATGCGATTAATAGACGCTGATAAGGCGAAAGCTGAATTATTAAGAATAGCTAGAGATATACACGATTGCTGTGGGTTTTATGACGGTCTTAAAGCTGGTTATCAAAGTGCTGCTGATAGGCTTGATACAATGCCAGTTGTAGAAGAACGTAAGCATGGACATTGGATTGAACACTCTGAACACCCTATCGGTGATTGTAGCGTGTGTGGTGAGCGTGTACCAATCTACAGCGGCAGTAAAAAATATAAAATCTGCCCTTACTGTGGAGCAAAAACGGAAGGTAAATAATATGGAATTGATAGATAAAAAAGCCGCATTGAAAGCAATCTATCTTGCGGGAGAACTTATAAACAAATATGGCGGCAGATTTTATGAGGGCAAATTTTACGGATGTCAAAGCGCGTATGAGATTATTAAAGATATGCCTACCGTAGAAGAACGTGATAAAGGATACTGGATAGACATTGATTTAGATACGAGCATATGCAGCGTTTGCAAAAATCCACAAGAAGATGAAACAAAATACTGCCCGGAGTGCGGGGCTAAAATGGACGGTGATAGTAATGGTAAGTAAATATATTCAATATTTTTTAAATGAAAACAATTTAGAATTAGGCGAAGAATTTATGCTCACAAATGAAAACGGCGATATTATACATCAAGACAAAACATTTTTCTTTAACGGTACTCCAACCTCGACAAGAGATATTTTAATATCAACAGATGAAGAAAAATTTTGCCCGAATATATTATTAGGCTTGTTAACTGGCTTTTATGGCATAAAAAATAAACCGTGGCAGCCCGAAATAGGCGACGTATATTTTTACGTCGCGGTTGACGAAGGAAAGAATAAAGGTGTTATCCATAGCGAAACATTGTTTAATAAAAATGACATAAAGTTTTTACTTTTAAAAAAAGCGGGAAAATATTATAAATCGTATTTTGAAGCAGAAAAACATTTAAAAGAGGACTATGAGTATTTAACAGGAGAATAAACATGAAAAAATATAAAGTAGAATTGATTGAAACATATGCTTTTTGCTTTGAAGTCGAAGCAAACAACAGAGTGGAAGCGGAAGAAAAAGCCAAAGAATATGTCGACAAGTATCAAGCTGATAAATTCTTTGCGTGTTCTACCGATAGGGTATTTAAAATTATTCCTAAAGTAGAAGGTGATAAAAAATGAACATAAAAGCTTATGAGTGGGACGACGAATATCACGGGGAAAGTCATATAGTTTGGGCGGCGACCCCGGGAAAAGCTAAAGCATTGCTTGCTGCCGAACATGACGAAGAATTTACAGAATTGCGAGTAAGACGGCTACCGTGGGCTGATAAATATGAAGATAGTAAAAGAATACCAGCAGAAGAATTTTTGAGCCGCGGCTGGTGGCTGCCTTGCACAAACTGCGGGACACCTGTTTTTGATGATACAGCAACAGTTTTAGACGAAGCAACGATACTTTGCGACGAGTGTGCGAAAGATTGGAGCGAGGAAAAATGAAGATAGAAGATTTAAAAATAGGCAGAGTATATAGAGCTAAACGCCCTAGAGTTGTACACACATTGGGCGGCAGCTATATCAATGATAGGCAGATACTCTCTATATCGCCATTTGAGGACACTATTCAGTACGATAGCCCTAAAGTTGGTTTTGGGTCAAAATATCCAGTAATATCTGTTGAAAAATTTCTAAAATGGGCAGCTAAAGATATCACGGATGACTTACCGCCTGCCGAATGGGAAGAATACAAGAGGTGTAAAAATGGAAAGTAAATATATGACTATAGAAGAATATGCAGCGACATTGAAAGTCGGTGATGAAGTTACTATAGAATATTATTCAATTAGTGGCGATAGACAGACAAAAGAAAAAATTTTAAAAATAACCAAAAGCGGAACTATTTATGTAAGAAGTACATATTACAAGGACGCCATAAGATTTAGAAAAAATGGACAATGGATAGACAACTTGGGCTATCAGGGTGGAATATTTAGTGGATACAGATTGAAAAATCCACATCAAAAGCCATTTGACTTTACACAGGTAAAAGTATAGGAGTGAAAAAATGAGAAAATATATATCAATATCAGACCCAAGCCACGAGAAATTGATAGATTTCATCAACAGATACTATTCTCGCCGAGGTTGGCGAATCGTAAATATAGTAAAAGGTAATGGTGATTTTTGGGCAACATTGGAATTGGAAACGGAGAAAAACAATGACTAAAAAAGAATTTATTGAACTGATAGAAGCATATCCGGATAACGCAGAAATTGTGGTATCCAATTATACCATTGCTTTTAATGTAACTTGTGTGGAATATCACGAACTTTGGAATCAAATTCGGTTAAGTGAAGAATAGAAAAGGTAAAAAAATGACAAAAGAGGAATTACTTAAAGAACTTGAAAGAGTGCCTGATTACACCGAAATTTATGTAGCCCAAAACTTGGATGAAATATATCACTTCAAAAGCAGAGTTATAAAAGACGTGATTTTTGAAACAACCAATGATACGACAAGAGTACATTTGAGGTTGGATAAATGAAAGCAGAACGGATACAGCAGTTAAAAAAAGCTTATCTATTCTACAGGCGGCGGGTTAGAACTTTGCTTGCTACTGGGCATTATGTTTTAACTATAGACTATAGAAAAAAGGATATAAACAATGAAAAGTGATATAGTATTAAGAATAGAAAAGGCATTAAAAGAATATACCCCGTCAAAGATTGACGGGGTTAGAATTGCTACAGCACGCGGAATATTAACCGCGTATGAAATAGCCGTTTTAAACGGATTGAGTGAAGCAGGGAAGGTAGATTGTATAAAAGTTTGTGAAAGCTTTATGCTGCCGCCTATAACCTATGGGATAACTAATCCGGAAGAGCATTATATTACTTGTGAAAAAAAGAACTACAGGGGCGACGTTATAAAGACCTTTAAGGCTTTTGATTTACCTACTGAATTAATCACTTTATGCTTTGAGATAAAAAGCACTGTAAGCGATTTTAAAAGTCCCAACGGTCATAATTTAGTGGGTGATGTTAATTACTACGTCATGCCGTCAGACACGTTCAAGCAGCTTGAAAAGCTGGGGCTACTCGACGAAGTGCCGCCACATATCGGCTTTATCACTGCACACGAAGGACGCTACAGTAAATTAAGGCTGATTACCAAAAAGGCAGCAATGAAGGTTACACCTGCTGTTGATAAATATATGCTGGCGTGGTCAGCAGTGAAAGGGCGGTATATTAATAGCAGTGTCAGCAATAAGAAGGTAAATTCAGCAGCGATAGTAGAGTGTAAGGGTTTTAAAGTGCGAGAACGTCAAATTTAAGCTATAAGCCGTTTAATTTGTCGACACAAGTAAATATAAGCAAGGCAATATAAAAAGCCCCTAGCGTCGATTGTACAACGTGCTAGGGGCTTTTTCTTAACCATTATTTACACAATCGGGACATTTGCAAACGCAACGCCATTCAGTGCCTACCTGCTTTTGCTTCGATATAGTCCAGCCTAAAGACCGGGCTTTGATTTTTGTCTGACCTTTTGTTGAAAAGGGGAACAGCTTCACTGCCCCGCATTTTTCGCAAACTACACCAGAAACGATACCTTTTAAGTTCACTTTTTACACCTACTTCTTAAAATTTTTTCCCTGCATTGCAAACATACGCTTTGCTGCACTTTACGGTTAGATATAGCGGCTACAGCTTTGCTTATGCCGACCCCACACATGATACACATATTCCGCGTGTCATCATCTTTAGGCGGCGGTGTGTTTTTGGGCTTAATAATTGGTGGTGCTTCTTCTGCCCGTTCCCGCTTAACTGGGATAATTTCGGAAAATGGCTTATCTTTGCCTTTTTCGACGCTGGCGGCAACTAATGCGCCGACCTGCTGCGCTGCTTCAATTCGTTTCTGTATCTCGTTGCGCTTGGCGTCAGGGTAGGCGAAACGATAGTTACCGTTCCCGTCTTTAATCACAAGAGCTTTAATGATACGCTTTGCTTCGTCGTATTCAATTTCTGAAACGAAGAAAGTAACATCATTGCTTAAAGCTACATTTTTCGTTCGATTATTGATATACGTTTCATATTTTTTTAGTATGAGCTGAATTTTTGGGGAACTATATAATTCTCTCCCTATCCCCCAATTAGTAGCCGCACGTTTAAATGCGTCGGAAGCTCGCCCCTTGTTCGCTGCAACATTCGATAATTCGCCGACATCTTCTTTCGTTATCCATTCGCCATTCTGCGCCTTGATTGATATTCCACAAATAAAGTCGTTTCCTTCTGCCCTATGTGTTCTTTGCCAGCTATCCGCCCCGACGTATCTATCAAGATAGTACATATCAACACGAGCGTCTTTATAAAGCAGTAAATCTGCCTTGTAGTATTCAACACGTTCGCCTTGTGCATTCTCGGCATAGCACTTAATGATACGGTTAACGCGTATCTCTATATCTTCTGCGTTCAGTAATGGGAATTTAATCTGCATAGCTTTGCCCTTCTTTCTCATTAGTAATCCTTTAAGTTTGATTAAGCACATATTTAGTTATATTATTTATGTGTAGCGGCTTACTCCTTTTTTACGTCTGTGCGTCTTGTGCAGGCGTTTTTTTATTCGTCAAAATCCACTGTTAAAGCTAGATGTTTTTCAAAAAATAAGTCTTTCAAAATCTCGACTAATGTTTTAACATCCGCCTTTTCTTCTGAATAGCCAACTATGTTGCACAAATCAACATATTCAGTATTGAGCGAGCCGGATTTAACAACTTGCGTAACAAATTGATTTATGTTATCGCAATGATAGACTTGTGACGGCTTTACAGGCGTCAAGTAACCGTCTTTATTCGGCATTAAAGGATTTAATATGACCCTCATTTCAAAATCACCAGCAGCGCAAGAACTGCGCTTATAAAGTAAAGTAAATTCAGTAAGCAATGTCGCTGATTGCTGACCGTGATAAAAAGTAAATTTAATATCTGACTAAATGTGTCGAATACCGCTGTTGCGGCAACAACACCAGTCCCTAACGCCATTAACACAAACCTCATTTGTAGCCCCCCTTTATTCTCATTATAAAGCGAATACAAGAAGGTGTCAAGTGAATTTTGAAAAAAATAAAAAGAAAAAATCCCTAGAATGTATAGCTGCATTCTAGGGATAACCTACTAAGATTTTTTTAATAAATCATACAGAAAGGATACTTGTTTTAAGAAGAAAAAAATTGTTCTTGTGATGTTCTTGCTACTTAATCGACGTTAGAAACTACCGGGAGCGGCTTTTGATTCGTTTGAGAACAGGCATTGCCCCCTAACGCATTTTGTAATTACATTTAAATTATAAGCTCCATTGCTAAAAAGTCAAGCTAAAAATTTTTACAACTTTTATTTTTACTATATCTTGTGATTTTATAGGCTAATTCCCCTGTTTAAATACTATATATAGTTTATACACAGAGTTATCCACATTATCCACAACTAGACAAATTTATCAAATTCGATTAAAATAAAAAAGCAGCAACTCTTTACAGAGCTGCTGCCTCATACGCAAACGTAAGAAATTTCGCAATGTCAATAAAAATGTATGCCGACACTAATTATCAACTTATAACCTTATAACCTAAAGCAGGGTAAACGCCTAAACTTATAGCCTATAGAGGTTATGAACACTTTTTCTTACGCCTATATAAAAATTATATCTCATTTTTTTAATAATGTCAATATAAAAAAGTAAATGCTGACACTAGATTTTAACTAAATATAGAAAAAATTCCTTACCTCTATAGGAATGACACAGAATAACCCCACCTGTGTATAAAAAATGGTTGGTGCTGCAACGAGCCAAGTTTATAAAGTCGTTGCCCCTAGTAGTTTTTTGATTGCAAAAACTATTAGCCGCTTTAGCTGTAGTGGGCTTTATGCGGGGAGGAAGTTGGCAGAGGTCAACCTACTCTGGTATGGTGTATATACCTTTAGACAGGCATAGTCTATAAAATATACGGCTGGCGGCAACGGGCGCAGAGTGCGCGGGGGTAAGTCATGGAGCGTGGGACGTTGGGGACGCTATGAAATGGCTAGCAATTCAACTATACAGCGACGGCGGGGACGCAATCGCAAAAACCTCTTTTCAGTAGACAGTAGTAATACTGTGTACTGTTAGGGGTTTTTCTGCCTACCAGCTTCTAACAGGGACTATATTTTTTATTACCCTATTGACAAACAGAACAGAGGGGGGGCTATAATATAAGTAAAGATAGGAGTTGATAATTTGTTTGAGTGGAAAACAATAATTAAAGTTGCTGCCGCCGCTGGATTAGTGACTTTTGCGGTTAAATTAAGTGCCGGACTTGCCGAAGTGTTGATAGAATATCCTATATGGCGCGGCTGGTTAGGTGGACTGTAGAATGGCTAACATGATAAAGCAGTATGAAAAAGTTAGGGCTTTCAAGTGTTCTAGCAAAGAGTTTCCCGAGCTGGGAATAGTTATAGCCTTTGCCTACAACTACAGTGAGGCTAGGAATCTAGCTAAAGGAGTATTCAAAGAGGTTAACCCGGCAGTAAGGTATTTAGGCATTAGGGCAAGTATCGTATTAAAAGACGTACCCAAAGAATTGAATAATAAGGTATGCTTTAACGAGAATCACGAAGGGTATGAATTAGTTTCAGAATTTTTGTAAAAAGAAAGGGGTAAAACACTATGCTACAACCTATGGATTATTCAACGAAAGAGGAATTTATTAACGACCAATACGAAAAGTTATCAGAAACAGGGAAAACAAAATTCAGGATGAAAGTTGCAAAAAAAAGCATTGATTTAGATAGAGCTTTATATCTATGGTCATTTTTCGGCTGGTTTGGTTTTCATCAACTTTATTTAAAAAATTATGGCGCGTTTTTCGTTCGCCTTTTTACAATGAGTTGCTTTTTAACTTTATGGTTTAAAGACCGCTTTACCATTAAAGATGACGTAAAAAAATATAATACAGAAGTCGAATTACAAGCGATTTTAGAATTGATTTAGGGGGATAATATGAACGCTCAAGAAGCAGCTAGGATATTAGCTAAAGAAAACGACAGTGTTGTTGTTGTGGGAATAAGAAGGGAAGCAACAGGCGATTTGATCAGCGACGAATGTTTTTTAAATTTAGACGAATTTCATGCAGCCGTAGTGTGCGCGAATTTAGTAGGATACATTTTAAAAATTCAAAAGAGGAAAAACTCTATAGACCACATATTGAAAGGCGTCAAGCAGTTAGTTGATGTGGGTATTCCGTTAGATGAAAAAACAGAAAGGGGCTTATAGCTATGGCAAAGAAAAACGGCAGCTTAAAATTAAAAATTGCAGCTTGTAAAAAATGCAAAAGTCAGCCAAGACTAAAATTGGGACTATCCTTTTACTTTGAATGTAACTGCGGACAGTCTATATCAGGCGCATATGGTGACGGAATTCTTGAAACGACTAGAAAATGGAACGAAGCCCAACGCGAGGACAAAAATGTTTGAAAACCAAACCTTAAATAAAAATCGTGTGCTACCGTCTGCTATGATATTAGACAGATTGAGCATAGAATGTATTGCTAAAGCTGCAACGAAAGAAAAAATCATAGAAAGCTGCTGCATTTCTAGCACTAAATTAGTTGAACAGTTAGTAAAAAGCGAGCCGCAATACAGTAAGATTGTAGAAAAAATGGCAGATGTATATATATCATTATCGCAGCTATTGATAGCTTTACCGATACGGGACGACGATTTAAACTCTGCCATAAAACGTAAAATCACAAGAAAATTGAAACATAAGAGGTAAGGAAAAATCAAAATAAAGGAGTGAATACATTGAAAATAGCAAAGATTTTTGCAACTGGCATTAGTGGAGATATAAGGAGTGAATTTACTGTATATAACGTGAAAGACGTAAAAACCATTAAACTAACAGACCAATGTAAATGTTATCAGTTTCTAGGGTGCGAAAAAGGCAAAGCACAAGCCATATATTTACACAAAACATCTGATGTATTCTTTCGATTAATTCCTGATATAGAAGATATAATCACAATCATAGAACAAGAATATTCTGAATTAAGTAAAGCCTATCAAGAAAAAGAAAAAATATATAGTTCTAATCCAAGCATTGAAAATAAATTTGAAGTAGAAAAAGCAGAATCAGCTTATATCACTATTGCATATTTGAAAGACAAATTAATGTTTTAAAAGGGGAAACTAGATGAAAGTACACGAATTAAAAGAAATATTAAATAACTACGACGATACAGCAGACGTATTCTTTTTCACAGGGTACAGCACTATTCCATATTATGAGTTATTAGACCGACAAGAAGTTTTTAATTCAGGAATCTGCACGCAGGGTATTGCTATGGAGATTGAAGCAGCAGAAAGACTGGATACGATAAACACCTTAATATTAACACCAACAGGTGAAGAATTTAAACAGGCAAAGCTGAATTTAAATCACTGGAAAAACTATGATAATTTATCCCGAGCAGAGTATTTTAATCAAAGTAAAATAAAAGCGTTGGTAGCCCCGGTAAAGAAGGTGAAAAAATGGTAGTAAAAAAGCAATCCGCAAAGACAGCACAGCTATACGCCTATTCTTTTGATAGGGAAACGTGGCAAGGTGATTTCAATAGCCGAGAAGAAGCAATGCAGGCAGCTATAAGCGACGAAAACACCAAGGAATACCTAGCAGTATACACAGGGATTGCAAAGCTGTACACGCCAGCCTTAAAATCAGAAACAGTATTGGATATCTTAAAGATTGAAGCTGACGAGATAGCAGGAATTGCTGCTGCTGATTGGTTAAAACTAGAAGATATATCAGAAGAAGCCTGTTCCGAACTAGAAAAAACATTAACAGCAGCCGTTATGAAGTGGCTTGAAAAACATAGCTTAAAGCCCGATTTTTATGAAAGCATAAGCAGCGTACAGGCGCACGGCATAGACGATTACTTTAAAAAGAAATAAGGGAACACCCCTTGTTTTTACTGTGATATAATATAGTAAAAACAAGGGGTGTATTTTATGTGGACAAATTTATATGAAAACCTTAAATATATAATTAACAGGTTTGCGAATATTGATGTATGGGCATATGCTATAGCTATATGGACGTTTGGATATAAGACATTAGGTGAAGGTTTTTGGGGCGTCGTGATATTAGCTTTTGGATTAGTGCTTTATGATACATTTTTAAAAATCGTATATATCAGCAAAAAATATATACATGAAAATTTGACGCCGGATATACCTATTGAATTTATCTCACTCCGTAAAGCCCTATATTACTGCCTTAAAGGTGAAACGTGGAATAAGACTTATTTAAACAGTGCCGCCCTTTCAAGGGTTATAGAAAAATTGCTGGTTTACAATGCTAGTTTAGTCATTGCATTTTATGCTGGGCAAGTAGTTCCGAATATTAAATTATTTTCAACAAATTTAATTTTAAACGACTTTTTGCCGGGTGTTATCACAGTATGTATATTAGTCGTGGAATTATCCAGCATAAACGAGAATCTAATAGAGTTAGGATATAGCAGTATTGCTAATGCAGTAAAAAAGGTTATTGACTATGTTGTTAATAAATTTTTGCCTACCACGAAATAACGTGCTAAAATGGTAAAAAGGAGTGATAAACATGGTGAAAGAAATCCAATTTCAACGCAGCAAACAACGTATTTTTGCTATGGACGAAAATTATAACGTCATTGGTGATTGGGAATGTCGTGACGATTTCGTTCCGGGCTACAACGAAGCAGGCGACCCTCGTGGAAGCTTACCGGACGGCGTTTATACAAACGTAAGCGCAGAAGTTACTAACGGCGCATATGGCGCAGCTTATGGCACATTCTATATCACTACCCACGACCCACGAGCAAGAGATATTCACGGCGGCGGCAGCGGATTGCCTAATCCGTTCGCAGGGCGTCAAGGCTGGGTACCGACTTACGGCTGTCTGCGTATGCAGAATATCGACGGCGAAGAATTAAGCAGAATGATTATCGCAGCAGGGAACAACGTAGTGTTAACTGTAGTACCATAAAAAAACAATACTTAACATTTACGTCAAAAAGCAGGGCAAATGCCCTGCTTTTTTATTTTGCGATTTTTCAAAAAAATGCTTGACAACAGAACGAAGGGGGGCTATAATATATACGAGAGGTAAGGAAAAACAAAAATAAAGGAGTTATGAAAAAAGCAAAGAATGGTAGAATGCAAGTATTATTTATCAATCAATAACGTAATAGACAGAAGTACCTGTTACGAAACGGCAACAGAAGCACGTAGAGCAGCTAAAAGCGTAAAAGGCGGAAAAGTTATGATAGTTGTCGAGAAATGCACGGGTGAATTTCTCGAAGTATAAAAACAAATTGGAAAAAACAAAAATAAAATCAGAGAGGATAGGCTACTTATGATTTTTATGGTAAATGATAAAAGAATTGAAATTTATATCCACGAAGTTGGGAAAAAAACTAAATTCCCTGTGTTCGTGACATTACCGCCAAGTATCATCAGAAAAGTAACATTCTTAAACAATGAAGAATGTACGACATCAGAATCAAATTTAGAAACAATTCTTATTGTAGCTCAAAAAACATTGAATTTATGGAACGAAAAAGCTGAACAAGAAAGCGAAAATCCGAGGTATTTCAAACTTTGCAAGGTGGAGTTATAAAAATGTTTTTAGAAAATGGATTAAAAGGGCTGGTAATAAGTCTTGTTACTGGTATAATTGGAATAGTAATCACGTATTTATTTTGGTGGATTTACCAAAAAATAAAAGGGGGTTAAATATGTGGAACTTAATAAAAGCAGTATTACTAGCCTTATTATTGCTGCCTGTGCCGGGCTTGTGCTGGGCGCAGGAGCAACCTATTACTATTACGCCCGGGCAGGCGGCGAAATGGACAAGCGACTTGCAGCAGCTACAGCAGGAATTAACGCAGCTAGAGAACAGCAGCAACGAGAAATCGCAGAGTTACAGGGACTTGTTATCGCGTTACAATCAAATGTCGGAGATAGTAAGCAAGTTACAGAACAAATTAGAGATAGCCGAACAGAACTCGAAGAACTTAACAGAATCCTTGACAGGGAAAACGCAGCAGTTAACGAGCTTGATATCCGAGAAACAGCAGACAGAGAAGCTATTAGACGAAGCAAACAAATTGTTGACAGCCTACTCAGAGAGCTGCAAGAAAAAACTGGCAATCATTAAAAGGCAGCGAAATGCTGCATATGTAGTGGCGGCAGCCGCTTTAACATATAGCATTATAAAAAAATAAAAAAAGGAAGTGCCGAAATGTCAGACAAAATTAAACCGTTAAAAACAGAAAACTCAACAGTTTCAGAAGAATCAGTAAATTTAAAGCCCGAAAAAGAATTAAAACCGTACTATGTAAAAATCTCCGTTGAACAGCAAAAGAGTTTTGAAACAACAAAAAACGCTATAGCTGAACATAAGCGATACACAGAAGCGACGATAGACGCCGCCTGTGGGTTTGTATTAAAGAGTGGGTCAGAAAAATTAATAGCCAGCCCGGAAAAAGCTAAACAAGTGGCTAATTTATTTAAGGACGCTTCACTTTTAATCAGTGAAAAAAATGTGTTAGAATGCCTGAACCAGAACATTGTAGGCTTGATTGAAAATAACAAATTGGATTTAGTTAAATTGGTTGAAAGCCTAGAAGATGAAGAATTAAAAACTCTTGCCGAGCTGGTCAGTGTGCGCCTTAATAAAGGCACAGAAACATTAAAAGACGGAGAATAAAAATGGGGGGGTTACTGGGCAGAGATAATCCTTTAAGCAATGCCTTTGAGCTGATTAATAGACGTATGGAAGAAGAAGCGGAAGCAGAAAAAACAAAGCAAGCATTGACTTACTGGAATGTAACGAAGAATTGCTTAAATTGCACTAAAAATTTAAAATGCAATCTACCACGTTCCGCAAGAAATGCGCGTTGTAAGTACTTTGAGCCGTCAGAGTATCACTTGGCAGAAATCCGTAAACACAACTATGAAGTAAGGTTGCGACGCCGCCAAAAATTAAATTCATAATACTAAAAAGCAGGGTATTTGCCCTGCTTTTTTATTTTGCAATTTTTCAAAAAAATACTTGACAACAGGACGAAGGGGGGCTATAATATAGACGAGAGGTAAGGAAAAACAAAAATAAAGGGAGCGATACCATGATTACAGAAAACAGAAATTATAGTTAAAAAAACGCAGGAAACCATAGAATAACGACGAGGAATATAATGATAACTGCATTTTTAATAGGCGCATTATTATTTTTGGCAGCCTTTATGATAAATATTTATATTATTCGCAGATTTTAAGGGAGTGATAAAGTGATTAAATTAAAAAAAGAAAAGAAAAAAGATTTTGTTTGCGACGGGTGTGGAAAAGGTTATATAGGGGCTACTCGGAACAGCCTTGTTATCCGTGTAGCAGGATACGAAACATATAACATTCCGCTTTGCAATGCTTGTTTATTATCGTTAAAGAAAAAAATCAATAAAGAGGAGAATGAATAATGCAGAATATCAGCATTGAAGCAGCAAAGGCAAAAGGATTTATAAGCGGCTACCGTGTTGGACGAATTATTTTAGCTTGTTCGATTGAACGCTGGAAATATGGAAAGTTGCTAAAAGAGCTGCGGGAAGATTGCACAAATATATTTAAATTTCATACAGGGCGACGCACACGGTATTACTATGACCCCTTTGAGGTGCTGGAAAAAATCAAGGGCTATAAGCAGTATGGCAACAGGCATTTAAGCAAAGAAAAAATAGATGAATACTGCAATTCGGTAAAAGAAGCTAAAGAAAAGAGTTTAGAAAAATGATTGATTGCCTAAAATGCTACCGCCTGCGCCGCCATAATGATACTGTTTACTGTCCGTTTTTAGACCTAAAAGAATGCGTTAGAGGGGAACATTATATAAACATTGCAAGCCTGCCGTTTAAACCCAAACAGGAAGAAACTCCCCCCCTGCCGCCGAAAATGGTGAAAGCAATTCCACCGTTTAAACCACACCCAAACAGCCCGCACGATTGGGAAAAGTTTCATAATCAAATTTTTGAAATGAAAAATAACGGCGTCAGCTCATATAAGATTGCTGCCGCATTGGGACTTTCACAAACGTCAGTATTTAACTATATGAAACGATACGAGCAGCCTTGAACGATTTTAAATAACCAGCGCAATACATTACATCTAAAACAAATAAAAAACGCCCATATAGAGATTATGGCGACGGAAAGAGGTAGAAAATGGACAACAAACTAGATATAAACGTAACGGAAAAGAAAGTAAGTGATGAAAATTTGCTAAAAACAGTAGAAGAAGCGTTAATGAAAAATGAACTCTGCTTATTTATGAGTGAAACGGGTACTTTTATGACTACAGGAACAACGGACGACGCAGAAGAAATCTTTTTGAAATTGCAAAGTGTTTTGCTTGCAGGCTTTTTGGGCATGGAAAAAGCAACAGATTATGATATTGAACAAATTTTATTACTACAACTAGAAGCAGTAAAAGAAATTAAAAAAGAGCTTTCGCAGAGGTATCTCCCGAAAGGAAGTATGCTGTTTAAAGGGGAGAGTGTTTTAAATTGAAATCATTAAAGGATGTAAAGCCCGGCGATAAAATATTTGTTTTAAATTCAAACCGTGGATACTTGAAAGAGCCGCAGATAGAAATATTAACCGCTAATAAAGTTGGAATACTTTATATTTATACTGATTATGATAAATACAAAAAATCAAATGGAGAAGCTGTAGAATCATCTTTAGACGTCAAAGCCTTTGCAACGCTGGAAGAAGCCGAAACAGGGCTATTTATGATTAAAGCGCGCAAATATTACCGAAACAGTATAAAAGTAGACGACATTACTTATTCACAAATGAAAGCTATTTTTGATATTTTAGGAATCGACACGGAAGAAGTGATAAAATGATTGAATACGGGCGATTTTTTACTAAACTTTACCGCATTCGACGGGGATATTATCGGCGCAATATCACAATTCGCTTGTCGGTAGGCTATGAATACCGACTAAAGAACAAAGAAATATTTAAAGAGGTTTTTGTATCGTTGCGGGGGCGTAATATCGCCACTTTTAAATTTAGGGAGCAAATAAAATGAATGCTAGAGATATCATTAAGTTAGCTGCACAGCTTTATGTTTACGACGCATTAAAGAAAAAGATAACAATATTAACGAATATCCAAAAAGGTAAAGATATCAATGTAGATATTTTCTTACCAAAAGTTACGGATGTAACGGTAAGTGATTTTGCAAAATATCTACAAAAGGCTATAGAATCGCAACCAGAAGAAGAAAGAGCCAAGCACAGAAAATTTTTTGGAGAGCCTATAAGTTTTTGCAGGTGCGTAGCTAGAGGAAACCTTATGGCTAGTGTATTAGTCGAAGAATTCAATTCAGAGGTCAAAAAAATAAAAGAAAATTACGAGGTATAAAGAAAATGTTTGTTTCAGAAGTAGAGTTTATGCTACACAAAAAGCAATTAAACAGAATTATAAAAATACAAGAACTTAAATTAAAACTATTGGAAAAAGAAATAAAAATTAATAAAATAGATACAAGAATACAACTTACTGCCATGGCAGCAATATTAAAACCTTCCGAAATGAGTGATACTGATTTTGTTTTAAAAATAAATGAAAAAATGAGTGAGCTGTGGAGCGAGGAAGCTTTAATAAGACAAGGTGCAAAAATAAATCAAGAGCTTTTAGAAATTCAAAAAACATTAGATGAAATCGAAAAACAGGGAGATATGTAAAATGGCAGGAATCGAAAAATACTACGAGATAACAGAAGTTTATGCGTGGCAATGGGAAGGAAACACTAATATAACAATAGAGGATATACCGGAAGAAATAAGAAACGAAGTCACTATGCTAAAGGTTGAACGTAGTATAAAAACATCTTTTACAGAGGAATCAAATCAACTGTTTTTAAACTATAAAGGCTATCAATACAATTTATTCCCCGGTGACTTCTTAATTTTTGAATACAACGAATTTATAGACGGCTTTCATTTCATATGTGTAGAAAGGGGAAAAGATAGCTTAAAAAAATACAAAAAATGTAACAGTATTCTGTTTTTGCCTACGTCAAAAGCTTTAGATAGTTTAAATCCTAAAGACGCAATAGGAGCAAGCGCAATAAATTTTTTCAATGAATCTTGTCAGGCGTTAGGAATTTTAGTAGATTTAAATAAAAAGCGTTTAGCGACCTGCAAAAAATGCGGAAAAACGAATAAAGAATGTTTTCCGACGACAATAGAAGAATATGATATGTACATAGAAATGCTTTGCGAAAATTGCCTGACAGAAATATTAAACAAGAAAATAACTGCCATTAAACCTAAAAAAATAGAATAACACGAAAGGAAACATAATGAATCCGATACCCAAAACGAAAATCATACGACTTAAAGGGCAGAAGTTAGCAAAGCTAAATGAAAGGATACACCAGCGCGACCAGCATAAATGTATTTACTGCGGTAATCGGGTAGACCCCGGCGAAAAGTTTCATCACGAACATAACGGGATAAAAAGCGACCAAATAGAATACGGTGTACTTCTGTGTATGGACTGCCACACAGAACGACACCACGGCAAAAAGTGCAATGATGTAAAAGAATACTGCCGGAAGTATTTAATAAATCTATATGGCGAATCAATTTACAGTAAATAAAAAAGCAGAGGTTTTAACCTCTGCTTTTTTTGCTTTCTCTATACAATTTAACAAAAGATGGCAGGACTGTTATTTCTTCGTTGACTTCTGTAAGCCGCAGTACAGCAAACGGTGCGCCGTTGGTATAACGCTTATGGATGTTTACAGAAACAATGCGGCTATCTGTATCGAATGCCAAGCCCTCGGCTGCGTCTGTGATATTTTTAAAAAGGTTATCGCAGTCCGGCTTGACTTTTGGAAATTCTGCGCCGACATCAACAGCGGCTTTAAACTTCTTACTTTTTGACGCAGGGACAGGTAAAAAAATATATACCTCACAAAACAAGGCGACATCTTTAAAAAAGATACCTGACTTTTGAACAGCTTGTTTAATACAGTATTCGCATTGCTGGCGATAGTAAACGGAAGCGTCTTTATAGTAGGCGATAGCATGGGGCAACGGAACGCCATTTTTGCCCCGTGTGGCGATTTTGGGTCGGCTTTGAGGAATTGCTTCACCGTCGATAAAAACGGTTAACTGCCGGGCGTCAGGCGCGATATTCAGGGTATATAATGCGTTATCAATATTCATTGTTTAAACCTCTTTACTTTCCAAAAAAGCCTTACTGGTAGGGTTTATTTCGCATTCAGTTAGCAAAAGCTGTTCCATGCTCACACCGAATAACTGCGCCAGTTTGTAGACATTGAGAGCATTTGTTTTCAAGATAGTGCGGTCAGGTGATGAATTAAAAGCATTAAGCGTTTTAAGAGGGATACCCGTTATCTCTGCAACAAAGCGACGGGACATTTTAAAAATGTTGCGATAATATTCGACTGCGCTTTTTGCTTGTGTTATCGAATCGTTTTCGATAAGCAGCGTTTTTTGAGTAATTAAAACTCTATCCATAAAGTTATCGTCAGTCAGCTCAATCCTGCGCCCTTCAACTACAAGAATAATATTATATTCGTTATCGTCAAGAATATTTACTGTAGTCTTATAAGACCAAAAGCCTATTTTTTGAGTTATGAAATTCAAGATACAATCAATAGGAACAAACAACGTATATTCGACTTCATCTACAAAAGTAATAGCCTGCCGCCTATCAGGAAAGTTATAGACTTGATATCTTGGCGAGCCTGTTTCGTAGCTGCTTAGGATTACAGTTTTTCCGACGCCATAATCAATTAAATGCGCGATATCGGGCAGATATTCAGGATTATTATATCCGTAAATAACGTGAGATATAGAAGGATACCCAATGACGACACGCTTACACTCGTATTTGTCGAAAAAGTCAATAATATTACTACAGGGAAGATTAAAAACCTCAATCAATTCGGCTTCTGTATAGGATTTTTTTGACATACTAGCCCCCCCTAATCGTTTTATACCATTGTACCACGTAAGCAGGATAAATTATAGTTTTTTTAAAGATTGTGCTATAATGAAAACAAAAACAAGGGGGGCGTAACATGGCTAGTCCAAAACGCAAACGTTCTGCCGTTGTTCGTATAGCTGGTGAAAAACGGGTAGCGAACGACCGTGAAAAAAAGTTTGCAAGAGAATATTTAAAATGCTTTAATTTTTATAAAGCCGCAAAAGCCGCAGGCTTTGCAGAAACAACAGCCCGGCGCACGGCATACATGATTTTTTCCCGCCCGTGGGTGCAGGAGTATGTAGAAGAACTTCGAGCAAAATACGAATTAGACGACATTGCAGAAGTCAAAGAAGTAATCCGCAGCTACACAGACCAAATGCGGGGCAAGGTCAAAGAAACAATAGAATATAAAAAGTACGTTTTAAAAAAGAATCAAGAAACAGGGCAAATGGAAAAGATATATACCGACGGCTATATCATGGAAAACACGCTTATAAAAGCAGGTAGCGAGAATATGGGTAAATATCATAAGTTATTTGGAGAAAACTCTCTAGCTATAGCTTTAGCCCCAACAATCGTCGCTGATGTACCAGCCGAACAGCCAGCAGAAGAAAGTGAATTGCCAACCTACGACGACGCGCTAAAAGCAGCGCAAAACTTTGAAGATTTAGCGAAAAAGATAAATGACCCCGCCAAAGATTAATTTAACTGACTGTATCGGCAAAGCTTTCTACAAAGTTTATCATCAGGTGATGAATCACGAATTTACGCATTATTGGTTTAGCGGCGGGCGTGGTTCGCTAAAGTCGTCGGCTATAAGTATATTTATCATCATGCTTATGCTAATAGACCCGACTATAAATGTTATCGTTTTCCGCAAAGTTGGATTAACGATAAAAACAACAGTTTACGAACAAATAGCATGGGCTATAGAAAAGCTGGGGCTAAATGATTTTTTTATAGCTAGAGTGTCGCCGCCGTCGTTTATCTACAAAAAAACCGGGCAGAAAATATTGTTTTGGGGATTGGACGACCCCACAAAACGCAAGTCCGTAAAAGTAAAAAAAGGTTACTATGCTATCACATGGTTTGAGGAATTAGAAGAATTTTCAGGTATCGAAGAAATAGAAAAGGTATTGCAATCAGTATTGCGTGGCGGTGAGCGTTTTTGGTGTTTTTACTCCTACAATCCGCCTGCGTCTATGCAAAACTGGGTGAACAACGAAGCACTGAAAGCTCGACCCGATAAACTGTTACACAAAAGCAACTACCTGCAAGCCCCGCCCGAATGGGTAGGGAAACAGTTCCTCTACGAAGCGTCAGTTATGGCAGTATATCAGCCCCGCAGGTTTAGACATGAGTATTTAGGTGAAGTCACAGGAACAGGCGGCGAGATATTCACCAACTTAAAACTGCGACCAATCACGAATGAAGAAATATCGCATTTCGATAATATTAAGCGTGGGCTTGATTTAGGCGTATCAATCGACCCTATGGCGTATATGACTATGCACCTAGATACGGCAGCACGCAAGCTATATATATTCAATGAATACTATGCCCGTGGCTGTCCGAGTTGGACGTTAGCAGAACATATAAAAAAGGAAAATCCACGCAACAGGCTTATAGTAAGCGATATCCAGCATGAAACATTAATGAGCCTAAAAAGCTATGGGATTAATGTTCTTCCGGCTAAAAAAGGGCAAGGTTCGAGAGAATGGGGCTATAAATATTTGACAGATGATTTATTAGAAATCGTTATAGACCCTATGCGCTGCCCGAATGCAGCGCGAGAATTCGCCCAATACGAGCTAAAAAAAGATAGAAATGGTAACTATATCGCTAATTATCCCGACGGCAACGACCATACAATCGACGCCGTTAGATACGCATTAGAAAACAGTCACCCGCCAATGAAAGTAAAACGCAGATAAATAGGGGGAAAAGAAATGAACAACAGCAAAAACGCGCAGAAACGTATCCGACAGAAAGCACTGAACACTGCCCGAAAAAATAGCGGCAACGAAAATCAGGCTTTCAACAACAAAGAACGAATCAGAAAAGACCCGAGATTGAAAGCATTAAACCTTATTAACCCGGTAGAAGGTACGCCAAGAGTGCCGACCCTTGCCGATATTAAAACAATGTACGGTGCGCCAGCTACGCTAGCAGAGGTAGACGCAGATACCAAAAAAGCAAATGACGCTGCTATAGGTCAATGTCATTCATTGCTACATCATGCTATCTCTATAATGGGCATGAGTGCATACCCGCAATTTTTAGGCTACGGTTATTTAACAGGGCTTGCGCAAAACGGGCTTATTCGGGCAGGCTGTGAGATGATTGCTGATGAAATGGTAGAAAAGGGTATAACGCTAACAACAAAGGGCAACAATGACCCTGATACCGATAAACAGGCAAAGCTGGACAGACTTAACGAATTAATAACCAAGATAAACCTGCTGCCGACACTACGCAAAGCGGTAAGTATCAGTAAATACTACGGCGGCAGTTTAGTATACATGGACTTTGACGGAATCGACACCGCCAGTGAAAACCTGCTAAATCCATTAATTTTAACGAAGAACGAATTACGAGGTAAAAAACTGCGGCGTTTGAAAGTTATAGAGCCGTATAACCTTTCCCCCGGTCAATACAACGCAGCAGACCCGCTGCAAGAATATTACTTCAAGCCACGATATTGGTTTGTAATGGGGAAAGCTGTAGACGCAAGCCGCTTCCTGCCGCCAGTGCAGGAAAATGAGCTGCCGACGATATTACGACCTGCTTATAACTTTTTCGGTATCCCGCTTGCACAGATTGTACTAGACGCCGTGGCGCACTTTACAGAGTGCCGAGAAGCAGAAGCACGGTTATTAACTAAATTTAGTTTAACGGTGTTCAAAACGAGTCTTAACGAGCAGCTTTTTTCTGGCGGTGACTGGTCGCAAATCGATAACCGTGTAAATAACTTCGTACAGTATCGAAGTAATGACGGCGTTATGTTGATAGATAAAGAATCAGAAGATATTGATATTAAATCAACGTCGTTAGCTGGTGTAAAGGATATAGTAAGTCAGGCTATGGAGATTGTAGCGGCTTACTTCAATGAGCCTGTAACAAAAATGTGGGGCTTAACGCCGTCAGGATTTAATACAGGTGAAAGTGATTTAAATAACCACTACGACCACATAGCCAGCCAGCAAGAAAAGCAACTGCGTGACCAAATAGAATACGTCTTAAAGGTACTACAAGTGCAGGAATGGGGAGAGATAGACAACGAAATAACTTTTACCTTCAATCCATTATCAGAGGAAAAAGAAGAAAGCATAGCTACGGTAAACAAAATCAAAGCTGAAACGCAGCAGATTTATATATCTAATGGTGTCATCAGTCCTGACGAGGGCAGAGAGTGCCTGAAAGCTGACCCGAAAAGCGGTTTTAACAACCTCAATGAAGAAAGCGTACCCGAGGAAGAATTAAGCGAGGAAGAACGCGAACTGTTAGGATTAACTGAAAAGCGGGAAGTTTTGAGCCAAGATGAAAAGCCGCCAAAAGAAGTTGAATAAAAAAACGAAATAATTGATTAAAAATAAGTAAAATGGGAAAAAATGCGGGGTTATATCAAATAATCCCGCATAAACCTTACAAAAGGGGGCTAATGTATGGCGTCGAAAATCAGACGACGGCGGCGACAGGTAACTATACCTGGAATACCTGCCAGCGTCGGAATACAGAACGAATACGCCCGTTCGATACGCCGCTTAATAAAACAAATGGAAAAGGCAGCGTTAAAGTTTGTACTTGAAAAATACAAGCTGTTTAGAGCGTCGGAAATGGTAACGAATGACGCGCCCATTGATTTTGATAACAGACGCTTACAGCAGCTTATTGACGCTATAAAAGCGCGTTTCGGCAGATATATAAGCGAATGGGAAGCCGAGGAAATGGACGCTATAGCCAGCAAGTTTATCGGTAAGATAGATAAACAGACTAAAGCGGGACTTATGGCTAATCTAAAAAAAGCGGGCATTGTGATAGATTTTCACATTAGTGCGCTACATCAACCGCTACTTGAAGAAATGGTAGCGAGTAACGTAAATTTGATAAAGAGTATTGCCCCTAAATACTTTGATAAATTAACCAATGTTGTAATTGACAGCGCACTTAAAGGGCGGGATATGGCAAGCATATTTCAGCACATAAAAGACCTTAACAAGGTTACAGAACGGCGGGCAGAACTGATAGCCATAGACCAAACCAACAAGGCAACGCAGGCGTTAAACGTTATGCAGACGAAGGATATCGGCATAAAAAAAGGCATATGGATACATATACCCGGCGAGAAAAGCAGCCGTAAAACACACATTGCAATGAATGGAAAGACATTTGATTTAGACGAGGGGCTTTATGACGAAGATGTAGGCAGAAATGTTTTACCGGGAGAACTGCCATATTGCAGGTGTGATTTTCGACCTGATATCACCGAATTACTCACTAACGAGCAATAATTAAGTTAACCTGTGATATAATCAAAATAACAAATAAAGACATTTGTATAAAAATAGTTAAAACGAAAGGGCTGACCATATGGAACGGGAAAACAATATTTTAGCGTTTGATGCCGCCATAACAGCGCGCAGAATAGACGAAAACGGATTTATGCACGTTGACGCCTGCCCAATCAGTAAGGCGACCGTAAACCCGTATTTAGGGCGTGAAATTCCGAACTGGCAGGATTTAGGCTTAAACCCCGAACGTGTCTACTATGGACTGCGTGACCCGGAAGAACTAGCTAAAGCTGCCCCAACGTTTAACGGCTTGCCGCTAATGCAGGGACACCACGACTATACCGCCGACGCGCCGCCTAAAGAATATCAGATAGGCAGCACAGGAACAGAGGCACTGTTTGAAGAACCCTATTTATTGAATGCGTTATCTATCACTGATAAAAAGGCGATTAAATCCGTCGAGGACGGAAGCTGTAAGCAGATATCTTGCAGCTACCGCTATACACCCGATATGACCGCAGGGGAATATCAGGGCGCAAAATATGATTTTGTTATGCGAGATATTCGAGGTAATCACGTTGCCCTTGTGCCGCAAGGCAGGGCTGGCAGTGATGTAGTTGTATCCGACAGTTTACCTGTTGAGATAGAAAAAACAACGAAGGGAGAAAAAAAGCAAATGAAAAATCTTTCCAAAGATATTTTAAGCTTTAAGCGCCGCAAAGCTGATTTACAGCGCGTTATCTTTGCAAAAGACGCTGATTTAGGTATCGAAGCAGCGGAAGTTGTATTGGCTAACTTGCAAAAGGCTGTAAATGTGGTTGAAGCGCAGGTAGAAGGCTACGACCCCCGAGAAATCGGCTTGGATGTAGACGCAGATATCTCAATCGACGACCTTGTAGACAAATTCTTTACAGGGCTGGAAGCTGCACAAAAAGATACCATTAAGGCGAAACTGTTAGAATTAAAAGGCGGTGAAGGTATGGACGCAAAAATGACTTACGCCGAGGGCGTAGCTAAAGGCGAAGAATTAGAAAAGAATCCAGCCGAACGCGAAAAACTCGATAGAGAACATGAGCGTAAAGGCATGGAAGAATATTTAGCCAAAAAAGCTAAAGACGAGGACAAGGAAGAAAAAGCCGAAGATGATGAACTTGAAGAACGCATGAAAGACCCTGCATTTAAAGCAGGTTTTGAAATGGGTATCAAAGCAGGCGAGCGTTACGAAAAAGACAATCCGAAACGGATTGACCGCGACCACGAGCGCGAAGGTGAGGAAAAATACCTTGCTAAAGACGCACTTCCCGCATTGCTGGCTAATGCTAAAGCAGAAGCGGAAAAAAATGTTATGGAACGCGTGAAAAAACTTAACGCTGCCGCTAACGCTTGCGCTTTCGCACTCGGTAACGTCGACGCTATGGCGTATGACAGTGCAGAAGATATCTACGCAAGAGCCTTGCAAGCTAAAGGCATTGATACTTCTAAATATCCCAAAGAATCTTACAAAGCTATGGTTGACGTGTTGCAAAAACAACGTTTTGACGTAACCCACGCTAACGACGAAGCAATCAAGAAATTCAGCGTATCCAGTGAGAAAACTCCTGAATACATGAAAAATCTGAAAAACATCACCATTCGATAAGAAGGGAGCAAAGAAAAATGGCTAACGAATTTCAAGGACAAGTAAATATCCTGCCTGCTATTGGTGTACCCGGTCAACATATGAGTACCAACCCTTTAGTAAGCACTCAAAAAGGCTATTGCGCAGCCGACACCGTAACTATTGGCGGTTTCGTTTGGGCAGCAACCGTAGATAAAAACGACGCTTTTGTAAAATCCACAGGCACAGGTGCGCCGCTGGGCTTTGCAGTGCGTGAAATTACTAACCCGCTGGGGTATAATCAACCAGCTTCTAACACTGTGCCGAAAGGATTTCCCGTATCCGTAGCAGTCAAAGGTGACTTTGCTGTTATTACCGGAACAGCCGCAACAGTAGGGCAAAGCGTTTTCGCAGTTCTTGCAGACGGCAGTATTAAAACTGGCACAGCAGGCGGCACTGTAGAGGGTGCAATAGAAACTGATTATAAAGTAGTAAATATTAACGGCGGCGGTGCTGTAGGCGATATTATCGTCATCAGTAACTGGGCTTAATGAAAGGGGAAAAGACAAATGTTTGAAAATCAATTAGGCTTGCAGGAGCAGCTTGACGTGATGAAACAATACGGTATCATTTTTGATACTGGGTCGCCTATCCGTGGCATTTTGGCAAACGATAGCATTGACCAGTTAGCGAACGACGCTGCAATGGTTACAGCAGCAAACAGCGGCGTTCCTGTTGAATTTACATCTTATATTGACCCTATGGTAATCCCTATCCTGACCGCTACCCGTGGCGCAAGGGAAATTTTCGGAGAAGCTAAAAAAGGTGACTGGACAACCTCTTATGCACGCTTCCAGACTTCCGAAATCACAGGCGAGGTTGAAGCTTATACCGATTATGGTCAAGGCGGTGCTTCTGATGTAAACCCGACTTTTCCTGTAAGAACTCAATACATCTATCAAACTAACATCCGTTATGGCGATAGAGAAGTCGACGTCGCAAGCCGCGCGCGTTTGCAACTGGCAGCCGATAAACAACGTGCTGCTGCTACTGTAATCGATATTGCAAGCAATAAATTCGCATTGTATGGCGTGGCAGGCTTGGAGATTTACGGTTTGTTGAACGACCCGAATTTGCCTGCTGCTGTTAGTCCGTTGCCAAATGCAGATACCAAAACTCTGTGGGCTGAAAAATCCACCAAAGAAATTTACGAAGATGTACTGTATCTGTTCGGCAAAATGGCTGACCGTGGCGCAGGACACATTGACGCTAATACCGAACTTGTACTTGCTACCTCTCCCGCTACACAGGTACAACTTGGCAAAGCAACTGACTTCAATATCTCTGCACGTCAAATGTTGGAAACCTACTTCCCGAAAATCCGTTTCGTTGCATTGCCTGAACTGGCTACCGCAACTAGCGGCACTTCCATTCTCCTTGTCGCTCCGACAATCGAAGGACTGCCGACCGCTCAAATCGGATTTAGCGAAAAATTCCGTGCTATGCGCTTAATTCCGGAAAGCTCCAGTTTCCATCAAAAATTCGTCGGTTCTTCTTACGGCACTATCATTTATAGACCGTTTGCAATCGGCAAAATGACAGGCGTTTAATTTACAGTAACTAATAAAAAAGGAGTGCTGCTACATGGCTAGACCAAAAAAAGTAAAAGAAGATGAAGTTGTAACAATCGTTGATGATAAGAATACAGAAGCATTACTGCCGCAGGAAGTCGAGCCGACAGGGGTAGAAGTGATTGAGGAAGAAAAGCCCGTTACTTATGACCCCAACGAAGGTGACGAAGTCAGCGAGGTAGAGGAAAAGGAAGTTGAAAAAGTTAACGCCAAACAACCTGTTCAAGCTTCCCCGACCAAACAAGTTGACACTGTTACGGTATGCTGCAATTCTTATCAAGACGTGATTTTTGCTGTAAGACTGCCAAACGGTAGTCTTGCCGAGGTTAAATTTAACGGCAACAACAAACATCTTGCGGGGCTTGAAATGGGCAAAAACCCAATCGGTGGCGCGTTCGGTATGACATTCGGCGTTCCTGCGGATATGTGGGAACTGATTAAAAAACAGCATAAATCAGACCCTAGAATCATTAACGGTTTAATTTTTGCGTCAACCGGAGATACCCGCTTTACAAAAAGCGCAATCCACGAACGAAAAGAACTGCGTAACGGGAACGAGCCACTTGACCCGAAAAAGGTTATTGCTTCAACGACCCCTTTTAAGTAAGGGGGCTTAAAAATGGCTGATAATAACAATATCGTTATATTCGACCCGGAAGAATTTAAAAAGCTGTATCCGCAGTTAGCGGGTGTAGATGATGTTGTTTTGGAAAACAACTTCAAAATAGCAACACTGGCTTTAAATAATTCCGTCAATTCAGCCGTGAAAGACCTTGACGAACGTAAAACGCTGCTTTACCTGCTCACTTGCCATATAAGCGAGCTACAGCAGCGCGGAGCGTTTGTTGTAGGCGTTTTGAGCGGCGCGACACAGGGAAAGGTATCAACAAGCTATACCCTACCAATGTCGCTTAACTGGTATAACCAGACACAATGCGGTATGCTTTTTTGGACACTCACGGCAAAGTACAGAGCAGGCGGGCGTTATTATGCGTTTAAAGGTCAAACTTGTTACAGGTGACAGCACAGGGACATCCGGTAACTGGAAAAAGAAATTGCGAAATCTGGTAAGACAAACGCCGGAAGCACAGGCGGGCTTTACAGCGGACGCAACCTATCCAAGCGGAATAAATGTTGCATATGTCGCTTATATCCAAAACAAGGGCATGGGCGGCGTTCCTGAACGACCATTTATGCAAAGGACTGTAGAGGAACAACAAAACAAATGGAGCAAGCAGCTTACTGCCCTGTTAAAAGGTAAGTCGGCGCAGAACGGCGCGCTTTTAAATGCCTACACTGCTGTATCAAAAGAAATGAAAGCGGACATACAGGATACTATAAAAAAATGGGAGTGGAACGACCCTCGACCGAATAGCCCTGCCACTATCCGCATGAAACAGCGCAAGGCACAAAGCGGTAAAAACGCCGTAGCAACTGACCCTTACAGGGCTTTGATTGATACGTCTACTATGATAAACGCGGTAACAAATAACGTAAAAGTTAAATAAAGAGGGTGTAACAGATGAACGGAATTAATTTGCACATGGTAGTTAGAAGTGCTATAACTACCATAAATCCTGACGAACAAGTTATCTTGTATCAGTCAGCAGGGCAAAAAAATATCAGCGGCATTGTTACACCGCTTTTTTTTAGCCCTGCAACTGTAAACGTGCAGTTTCAGCCAAACGAAGCGAATCGCTTACAGCACCTCGAAAATATCAACAGCACGGCGCATACAGAACAGATATTTCTTGCCAGCGATAACAATAGACCTATTGAGGGCATTGCACGCGTTCCGATTTTACGCACAGGCGATTATATCGAGCGCAAGCCCGGTGAATTTTGGAAAATCACAGCAATATTTGAGGACTGGTCCAATGTCGGTTGGGCTAACTGTGAAGTAACATTGCAAGTGCCGCCATACCCTGACTTTACCAATCAGCCTGACGAAGGAAATAACCTTGTAAGCGTCGGAAGAAAGGCGGTGAAGTAGTTGGAACATGGCGAAATTAACGTAGCCGTAGAAGCCTATTTACGGGCTTATATGCAACCGCCGTTAACTGCTGAACAAATTTACCTCGGGCAGCAGAACAACTCGGCACTGCCAAAGACACGGGAACACGTAGTATTTTTTCTTGCCAGTACCCGCCGAATAGGTACGAATGTCGGGGAGCAGATTGTTACAGAAGCAGGAACGACGGAAACACGTTCTTACCGTGAATATGTCGTTAACGTCGATTTTTGTGACGCCGATTATCAACGAGCATTGCAGCGTGCCGAATACTTTGAAACGCTGGGGCGTTCTGATGTTGCGGTTGACTTTTTCAAAAAGAATTACAATATAGCTTTATTGTACTGCGAAAATATGCAGTTTTTACCATACACTGACGACACAAATCAATATATCAACAGATACCGCTTGCCGCTTCATTTAGCGTTTTGGACGGTATACGAATACCAGACAGAATACTTTGATAAAATCGCGATAACGCGGCTAGAAAATGTTGACGTACATCATAAACCAGAAAAAGGGGGTCTATAAAAAATGGCAATACCTATTTCAAAAATCGTTGAAATTAACCCGCGCGTTATTAAAGCGGGTAGCCAAGAGCTTGAAATTGCTGGCTTGTATTTAAGCGAAAACGAATTAACACCATTCCCGACGCTTAAAGCATATGCAAGCAAAGACGCTGTAGGCGAATACTACGGGCTGGACAGCGTAGAATATCTTGCGGCTAGTCATTACTTCCAGTCTTACGATAACAGTGTTAAAAAGCCTAATATTCTTTATTTTGCAAAACGGGTATCTGCGGCAATCGCAGGTAAGCTGTTCGGCGCAGAAGCGTTATCACTGACCAGCCTTAAAAAAATCACTGCTGGCGGCTTTACTATCTCCGTAGACGGCAGCCCTATCACTGTTACCGGATTAGATTTTAGCGCAGCTACAACGCCTAGCGACGTAGCCGCAGCAATCGCCGCTAAGGTTACCGGAACGACCGTTGTTTACAATAGCAACAGTGAAAGCTTTACCATTACCAGCAAAAAAACAGGCGCAGATAGCGAGGTATCAGTAGCCACAGACGGTTTAACTGTTGAAGCCCTTGGCACTGATACCGCAACAGCGTTAGGCTTGACCGCCGCAAGTGGCGCGCTGGTATCCGACGGCAGCGACACTTTGACGCCTGCCGCTAATATGCAATCTGTTGTAAATCAATCGACTAACTGGGTAAGCTTTACCACACTGAAAGAAGCTACAGATGTAGAAATTCGGCAGTTTGCAGAATGGAACAACAGTAACCCGATTGAATTCTTGTACGTTCCGTGGCAATCTTCTAATGCCCTGAAAACCAGCGGCGAGGGAACACTTGTAACCACGCTGAAAGAAGCGGACTACGAAGGACTTTGCATGAACTATGCGCCTGACGTATACACTGCTACGCTTGTCATGGCTACAGCAGCTTCTATTGACTGGAACAGGGCGAACAGTGTTGTAAGTTATGCGTTCCGTAAGCAAACAGGACTTGCGGCGTCTGTAACTGACGACGATAGCGCAACAGCGTTGCTGGCTAACAACGTTAACTTCTATGGACGTTACGCCGCCCGTAGCACTGATTTTTCGTTCTATTATGACGCAAAAATGTTTAGCGGCAACTACGGATTCGTTGATACGTATATCAACATGATATGGCTTAAAAATGTTATGCAAATCTCACTTGCAAACGGCTTGACGTCAATCGGTAGGACACCTTATAACGAGATTGGATACACGCAAATTCGTGCATGGCTGAACGACCCAATTACTAGGGCGTTGAATAACGGCGTTATTGATACAGGCGTCGAATTAAGTGAAAGCCAAAAAGCGCAGCTTTATGCGGAAGCAGGGGAAGATATCTCTACAGAGCTTTACACCAATGGCTATTATATCCAAGTGTTAGACCCCGGCGCAGCAGCAAGGGTTAACCGTGATAGCCCGATTATAAACGTTTGGTATACATATGGCGGCAGCGTTAACAGATTAGTCGTTCCGCTGACCGTAGTGTTATAAAAAAGGGGGTGTGCTATAAATGGATATTACATCAGCAAATGCAAAATGTTTCTTAACGATTGAAGAACTGTTCCCCGCAGGTGTTCTGTTGCAAAACTACGCTACCGACCAAGCTGTAGACCAAGACGAGCGACAAATCAGTATCGTTCGTATGGGCGTTGACGGACATATGGCGGCAGGCTGGACACCGCAACCGCATATTATACACTTTACCTTTGAAGCAAATAGCCCGTCTTTAACTTATATCAGGGCGTTGGCTAAATACATGGAAACACAGAAAAAAATCGTTCGGCTAGGTTTAGCAATAAACATTCCGAGCATTTCAACTTCGTTCATGTTCTCGAATGGCGTATTAACTAACGCTAAAGACTTTCCCGCACTTAAACAGGTGCTTGACCCCGTTACAGCAGCGTTTGCTTTTGAAACTCGAAGCTAATATAATATACTTAACTAATAGGCGATATTCACAGTATCGCCTATTCTTATAAAAGGAGTGAGCAAAAAATGGCTAGAAAAGAAATCATATTTACGCTACAAGACGCAGAAAGAACGCTAAAATTTAAGGCGCGACAAATGCCCGCCACAAAACTCGAGATGTTTATCATTAAACTTGCAGCCGTGGCACTTCACGGCGGAATTGCAAATTCATTCAACGGACTGCCGGAAGGGAAAGGCATTTCCGAGATTAACTGGCGTGATGTTAACATTGATGAAGTTTTTAAATCTTTAGGAAATGTTAACGTGGAAGAAGTTGCCGAGCTGGGCAACGAGCTGCTTAAATGCTGTTCGCTTATCACCTCTGACGGTGTAGAGCAAGAATTAATGCCGGAAACAATAGACGCAGTTATTGAGGAAGTAGGTAGCCTATGGACGTTGAAAAAGAAAGCCTTTGAGGTGAATTTTTCTAGTTTTCTAAAAGGCGGCAAGTCAAACGAAACGCCCGACTTGTCGCCGAGCAGCAGCGGTATTCATTTCTCGAAAAAACAGTAAATGTCACGCCCTCTGTTGCTAACGTAGTCGCCGCAAGACTTGCCACACTGCATGAACTTCAAACAATTTACAGCTATGATGATTTATTAGATATGTGCGAGATTTTGGCTAATAAAAATACTAATGACTTTTTACTAGCCGACTATATGCGAAAAAACACGAAAGGGGGTTAAAAAATGGCTACAGTTATTGACAGTTTTATGATAACTCTAGGGCTAGACCCCACGGATTTTAACAAAGGAATAGATGAAGCTGACAAAAAAACAGAAAGCTTTGCTTCCAAGTTAACGAAAAAAGGAACAGCAGCCGCCGCCGCATTCTTTTCATTCGGTGCAATTATAGCGCAAGTTAAAAGTCTTGCCGCAGAAGCTGACGCCGTCGGTAAAGTTGCAGACCGTATAGGCGCAAGTGCGCCGGATTTATACGCATGGGGCAACGCGGCAGAACTATCAGGCGGCAGCGTCAGGGGATTGTTTAACAGCGTCGAAGGACTAAATAAACAGTTAGCCCGTATCGCTGTTACAGGTAAAAGCCGTATACTGCCATTCTTCGAGCAACTGGGCGTTGCAGTAGTAGACGACAGCGGAAAAGTCCGCAATGTATTTGACGTTTTGCGAGATTTAGCCGGAGCTGTTGAAGGTATGAGCAAGCTTGAAAGTCAAGGTATCCTTTCATCTTTACAGCTTGACGAGGGTACGATAGGACTTCTGCAAGGCGGACGGCAAGCGTTAGATGATCTGATAAAACGTCAAAAGGATTTAGGTTATTTCACCAAAGAAGATACTGTTATAGCCGCCAAATTTAATGACAGCATTACAGAATTAAGCCGTTCTTTTAGATTCGTATTTCTGCCGATTCTGCGTTTTGCTGCTCCCGCGTTAACTCAATTTGCCCTAGCGTTAACGGATGTATTCGCATATATGCAGAAACACGGCGATATATTAACAATGGCGTTATACGCTATTGTAGCCGTTGTTACGGGCTTATTACTGCCTGCCCTATGGAGTTTATTCACCGCCATACTAGCTAATCCTATAACGTGGGTTATAATGCTTATAGCAGCGTTTCTATTAGTCCTAGAAGATTTATGGGTATACGCCAACGGCGGCAAGAGTGCCTTTGAGGATTTATGGAAAATGTTAGGAACAGGTGATGAAGTCCTTGCGGCACTACAAACGGCGTGGGATTACTTGAAACAGGCAGCCCAAATAGCATGGGAGATATTGAAACAAATCCTATTATTCTGCCTAATGGGCTTTTATAAAATCGTAACAGCAATGGCGTTACTTGTTACAGCAGGCGGCGCAGCGTTCAAAGCCATTGCAGGGTTTATTAACGACTACCTGATATCCCCGCTTAAATCAGCGTGGGAATGGATAGGGAAGATTTTAGACAAAATTCCTTCATTGAGCAGCATAAAAGCTACCATTTCTGAACGGTGGGAACAAGCTAATACTCCGATACCGTCGTTGCAGGCTATTGCAGCAGGCGGCGGGGGTAGCAATACCAATCAAGAAATCAATGTAGGCAAAATTGATATCCATACCGCAGCAACGGACGCAAGCGGCATAGCTGCCGACATGGGTGGAGCAATCAGCGAGAAATCCGGGCTATTCTTTACGAATGCAAGCGGCATTAAATAAGGGGGCGTAAACATGGCTAAATTATGGAATTGGAGCGGTAAAGAATGGCAGAATTGGTTACTTGCCAACAGCGCAGGTACAGCACTAGCCACATTTACGACCTATCTAGGCAGCACTGTAAAAGCGGAAGCTAATATTACATACGATTACCTAGAACAAGGTAGCTTTGCTGCCTACAATAAAACTACTGCCCCTATGGATATCACAGTAACGCTTGCTAAAGACGGAACGCCGGGAGAACTTCAACAGGCTGTTGCGGTGCTGGAACGTCTGCGGACAACAACGGAATTAATATCATTTGTAACCCCGCTTAAAGAACACCAAAACATGACGCTAGACAAATATGATTATGCTTTTAACGAGGGGCAGGCATTAACGACCCTTGTAGTAAACATTCATCTTGTCGAGATTCGGCAGCAGAAAAGCCAGTATACAAATGTTGATGTGCAGCCAATAACATCAGACGACGCCGCCAGCGCGTCAGACGCTTCAACCGTAGACAGGGGCAACACTAATCCTAGCGACGGGGACGATTCCGAAAACAGTAGTGTAGCATACGATATAAAAAAGGTTTTGGGATTGTAGGGGGACATTATGACTTATAAAACGATACCATTAAACGCTATACCTAATCAGCAATTCACGGTAACGCTTGACGGTCAAATCTGCCAAATTCGCTTATACTGGCGTTATGACAACCTATATTGTGATTTAAGCGTACAGGATGAAGTGATATGTACAGGCGCGCTGTGTGTAACTAATGAGTTTATCTTACAGCAGCCTAAATTGAATTTCAGCGGAAATCTGCTATTTGTGGACAAGGAAGGACACGGGGCGCAGCCTGACTATAAAGAGCTGGGAACACGTTTTGTCTTGTGCTTCGTGCCGGAAAGCGAGATGTAGCATGAGTTTTTCTATAAAAGCCCTTAGAGCGACTATAACGCTTCGTAACGGGACTTTTCCGAATACGAATAGCAATACTATCATTATCGAAAACCACCGCATTAAAGCGACGATATCGAAGCCGGGCGGCGAGGACAAGAACACTTTAACCGCCAGTATATACGGATTACCTTTAAGCGTCATGGAAACAGCAAGCACGTTAGCATTTTATCCACAGCAGTCAGAGAAGAACTTTATTCGTCTTGAAGCTGGCGACGATACGGGTATAGTCGGGACTGTCTTTGAAGGTGAGTTTACACTGGCAGCCGCTAACTTTAGCGGTGCGCCGGAGATATCTTTTGATATCAAAGCAGCGGCGGGTATTTATCCTGCGCTGTTGGCAACGCCGCCAATCGCTGTACAAGGCACTACCGACGCCGCGAAACTGTTCGAGCAATTTGCGACAGAAGCGGGATATACTTTTATCAATGAGGGCGTTTCGGCAAGCGTTAGAAACACAACCTTTACGGGCAGTCCAATCGAAAAAATGCACAAGCTAGCCAAGCAACTAGGCATTGATTTATACATTGACGACAGTAAAGTCGTGATAACTCCGAAAAACGGAGCGCGCAGCGGTAATGCTGTGTTGATAAAGGTAGGAACTGGTTTAATCGGCTACCCGTCTTTCACGCAGGACGGCATAGAATTTAAATGCGAATTTGACCCTACTATCACACTAGGCGGGTTAGTAAAGCTGGAAAGCGTTGTTCCGCGAGCTACAGGCGTATGGAAAGTTACAAGCTTGACGCATAATCTAGAATGTTTTAATTCACAGGCAGCGGGAGCGTGGGACAGCGTAGTCAAAGCCGTTTACGTACAGGAGAACTGATATGGATACTTTGAAAAAATCTCAAATAGTTGCGCCAACGGTTGAAAGCACTCGTTCCCCTTTTACTGGTAACAGTCAGGGCAACGAAATGGCGTATTTTATCGAAAACTTTTTGAATGGCAGGGTAAATACGGCGTTACCGTGCAAAGTCCAAGCTGTTTACAGCGACGGAATAAGCCCCACAGGGCGAGTTGATGTACTGCCCTTAATAGTTGCCCTAGACGCCAAAAACAACGCCATAAATCCAGCCCCGCTTTATAATTTACCCTATTGCAGAATACAAGGCGGCGCAGCGGCATTAATTTGCGACCCTGTACCGGGTGATATTGGACTTGCGGTATTCTGTCAGCGGGACGTATCCAACGTTGTTAACGGAACACCTGAACCAGTCCAGCCCGGCAGCTTTAGGAACTTTGATATTTCAGACGGCTTTTTTATTGGTGGATTTTTAAACCAGCAGCCGACCTGCTACATTCAGATTCTACCTGACGGCAATGTTATCGTCACAGCCCCGCAGCACGTCACAGTTAACACCAGTCAGACGACCATTAACAGTAACACTACCATAAATGGCAATCTGACCGTTACAGGTAACACAACCGTGCAGCAGCGGCTTGACGTTATCGACAATGCGACAATCAAAGGTATTAGCTTTGCCGACCACGTTCACGGCAATGTTGAAAGCGGCAATAGTAATACTGGCACTCCTAAATAAAGCAAAACATCAAAAACGGGTAAATTTGATATCTCAAAAAAACGAGATAGCAAAAAAACGCCATTTTGACATTTGAACTACATAAATAATTTGGCGATAAAATACCGTATTTTACCGCAATTATATCAGTAAATTTAGTATACAGATTAAGAGAGGTTTTACAATGGAAAATGGAAAAATCAAGTGCAATTTATGCAACAAGGAATATTCAGCGGACGCCTGTAAAAGTTTTACTTACGGGCGGCTTGACGTAAATATTTGCCCGACCTGTCTAGTTTGGTCAAATCACGAATGGGCAGTTATGGCGAGAAAAACGCTGCGACAAAAGAAAAGTAGGCGTTGATATGGAAGCGATATTTATGGGTGCGATAACGTGGGCTATCATTGGTATTTGCTATATGATTTATTCTGAATTTTAAGGAAGTGATAAAATGTTTAATAGAAGATTACTTCAAGCCACATCAGGGGGGATATTCCTATTCCCGTTGATGTTCCTACCGCCTGTTTTGTTCCGTCACGAAATCAATATAACGCTCAAAATCATGTGGAATATATGCCGACATTTACCATTCCCGAAAATGTGACGCGATTAGGGTTATACTGGTATCCGCGTAGTACAATGAATGTCACATATAGCCGACTATTTCGGCAAGTTGTTGCCGTGGCAGCAGGACAGCAATATAGAGTTGATTACTTTAATTGGGCTGACCTTGCTAGTAACGCACGCGGGACATTACGGCTAACCAATGTAAATAACGGAAAGTATTTAGATACAGCGAACGGATTAGTTTATTTTAATAATGATATTCTTCGAGCTGCCGTTAGTTCTGGTTTATTTATGTTTCCCTGCAACGTATTGTATTGCGGATATAATAGAGAGATTGAAAAGTTGCCTATAACAGCAAGTATAGCGTGATAGGAGGATAACTATGTTCAACAGGCGTTTATTAATAGATTCGGGGGGGAGCAGCAAACTTATTCTGTGCTTGAAATCCATGTAGACACGCCCGACGGCGATCACGTTCGGTCAGCAAGAGTGGAGCTGACTTACAACGGTGAAAGCAATTTAGCTAATACTGATAATAAAGGAATAGCCGTTTTCTATGGAGTGCCGACAGGAACAGAAATATCTTATACGATAACGGCGGCAGGATATAATGCGGCTACAGGGAAATGGATTATTCCCACCGACATCGAATATGAAACAGAGTATGTTGTTTTATCCCCCCTCGTTAACTATGATTTTAAATTAACTATAGGGCAAAACTACGACGTCGAAATGGGTTTTTATCAATCGGGATTTTTTAAAAATGATTTTGGCGGGATAAGCCCGGCTCAATTTATGCAGCACACAATAGAAAAAGTTGGAATAGACGCGATAATGGATACAACGACAGGTATGTATATGACAAACACGTTAACAGTAGCGTTAACAGGAGATACCCGGAGTTCTATAAGTCAAATAAACATCTATGTGGCTGATTCTATGTATACGCTTAATACCGTTATTTATAATGATGGTGTTACCTATTATTCCCTCGAAATGCTTGAGGATACTACGGTAATAGATTACTTTGACAGAAGGAACGGGCAAACAGTAGATATTCAATTAATAGACCAATAAAAAAGGTGGTACGAATATGTTTAATAGACGTTTACTAGTATATCCGGGGGGGACATCTGAACCCCCGCTGCCAACAAAGGAAACTGTATTGTGGAAGGGTAGCACTGTAAATGCTTTTACTATCACTATCCCGCCAGGTGTGAAAGTTTTAAAAATCACAACAGAAAATACCTATGTAAATGAGTTTGTTGACCCTAATCTGCCTAGATATATTGGTGTAACAGGCGGTAAAACTTATAATATGCGTTGGGTTACTGTAGAAGAAGGAAGTGTACCCGAACCTGAATATTGGGAGGTACAAGTATTCAGGTATAATAGTTCTTCTGATTTTAAGCAATGGGTAAATTCATATGCAGGAGATGCAGTAGAGGGTGCAATTACTACGAATATTCAGATTATAATGTCCTACTCTGCAAGCATAAACGGCGTAACTCCAAACGTTTTAGATTATTAATATAAAAACAAAGTGAAGTGAATTGATATGGATAAATCAGAAAAGGCAAAAGCCTACCGTGAAGAATTGAAAGCAGAAGGATACTGCCCGAGATGTTATAAGCGCAAGGCGGTAGCAGGCAAGCTGCATTGCAAAGAGTGCGAAAAGTATTACTACGCATACTATCACGCACACAAGGCGCAGCGGCTAGAATATGCAAAGATTCGGCGGGAAAAACTCAAAGCTGCCGGGCTATGCACTCAATGCGGGAAAAGGCAGCAGGAAAAAGGGCTTCTGTGCATAGAATGTTATAAAAAACTACCACATTAACACCAAAAAGCAGGGCGTTTGCCCTGCTTTTTTATTTTGCAATTTTTCAAAAAAACACTTGACAACAGAACGAGGGGGGGCTATAATATAGACAAGAGGTAAGGGAAAAACAAAACAAAAATAAAAAAATAAAGGGAGAGATACTATGAAAGTAAAAGATTTTGCAAACAAGGTATATCAATCAAGCGTACCATTCGGGGTATATATTCAAAGAGGAATGGAAAAAGTAGAATACATAGACGACGTAAAAAACATTAAAAGTGAAAGCGCATATTTAGAAGAAACATTAAACGGCTTTAAATTTAACGAAACTGATATTGTTCTTTATATTAAAGTTAAATAATAACAGCAGCGGGGCGCAAAGCCCCGCACTATATTAAAAGGGGCAAATGTTATGCAAAAATTAAAATGGCAAAGAAAGTATTTGTACAACGGCAGAACGCCGCATACTCTTTTTCCTCACGATTATAGCAGTAACAGTAGTTTGTGGATACAAAATAGGAGTTTTAAAGTCCCAAAAAATGGCTGGGAGCTATACGACAACGATACATTTATTAAGGCATTCGATACATTAAAAGCCGCTAAAGCATATACAGAAACGCTAGGAGTAGAAACATATGAATAAACACTTAATAATGAAAAAATATAGCATTATGAAAACGGAAGCCCGTTATGCTATAGACGGAAAAACGCATTATAGTGTTATGAAAGAAATTCCAGTCCCAAAAGAGTTAAAGGGATTCGTTACCAAAAGTTTTATAATGGCAATTTCAGAAATATTTAATACAAGGCATGCCGCCGAAATAGCTTTACAAAAATTATTGCAAAAGGAAGTAAAAAAGAGGTAGGATATGTTTGCGATAGCTTTCATAAACGATTTTTATAAACGCGAACGAGGATATTATTATTTCGGAAATGTAAAGCAAGTTGCCTTTGAATTATCGCCCGTGGGGTGCTTTGCCCCGGACAATACCAAAGTTGAATTTATAAAATGGTACTCAACCGAAAAGCGCGCTTTAAATGCTGCAAAGAAAATAGCTAAAAAGTGCGCTTACGTGGTTGGATATCAAGCGGTAGAATGGGGAGAAAAAATCGACAACAAAAAATGGATTGCTATTTAAAAAAGAAAGTAGGCAGGTGATAAAGTGAAGTTTGAAAAACCAACACTGAAAGAATGGAACGCTGCCGAGAAATTAGCTGACCCGGTAGCGTTTAAAGCATGGGTCAAAAGGCTGGTACGCAGGGACAAGAGGTATTTAAAAGAAGTTGCAGCAGAAATGAATATCAATGAAACAGGCTTACACGACCGTTTCAAAAGGGGATTTGTAAACATCAACGACTTAATAAAGCTGCTGGATAGCCTAGATATGGATTTAATCATCAGAGATAGAAGGTATAACAGATGAAAAACTTGAAAGCGTACAAAGTTATGTGACACATCAAAGGAGTTGAAGTTGTGAGTTTTTATTATATTGAAATCGAAACAAAAGGGTATTACATGGGCGAAATAGTTAAACAAAACAGCAAGCTTAAACCGCGGTGTTGCTTATTGAGAGGAAAATGTTGTAAATATAGCAGTGATATAGAAGCTGCAAAAGCAGCCGAGGAAATAATCACGAAATGCCGAATACCAAAAGACTATATATCGATCAGAAAAGTTATTGACCAAACATCTAGCGGCAATAATTTTAAATCTTTTTTTGATAACCAATTTAAACAATCCTACCGAGAGCAGATAAAAGCAGAGAACAGAGCTTTAAAAATAATTCAAAACATTAATCAAATAAGAAGCATAACTAACGTTACCGAAACGCGAAACTTGAAAAATAACGTGATAAAAGTTATTATTAGATTAACGAATGGTGAAAAAATCATCGTAGATAATCCGAGCAAACTTTTGCAAAACAAAATAAATGAAATAATGAAAGGTGATAACATGGAAAATTCTAATCAGATTGAAGCCCCGGTAAAATTCGGAATTTTAGAAGAAGAAAAAGTTTCCCGCAAATTTTACCCCGTAAAAAATGCCCCTGCCGATACAGTGCTGCCGAAAAGGAAAACAGCAAAAAGCGCAGGTTATGACTTCGTGCTACCCTGTGATGTGCGCTTAAATCCCCGCAGCGTATCGGCTATTATTCCCACCAACGTTAAAGCGTCTATGCCTGATAATGAAGTCTTAATGCTATATATTCGCAGCTCAATAGGCATTAAACATCATGTAACATTAGCGAACGGGACAGGAATTATTGACGCCGATTATTTTTCCAATCCCGACAACGACGGCAATATAGGCATTTGTTTACAAAATAATAGTGATGAAATCGTTAGCTTCCGAAAAGGTGAACGAATTATGCAAGGCATTTTTGTAAAATATGCTGTATGCGACGGCGACGAAACAAACGAAGTCCGCAAGGGCGGTTTTGGGTCAACAGGAAAAGAATGACACTCATATTTGCCCTGTAATCGCTTCAAAATACTTTTAGGACAATTACTATATACAAGCAAAAATAAAACGCTGTAACCTAAACAGCGTTCAAGAGAGGAGGTATATCATGGATAAGTTTTTTACTGTTCTAAAAGAAAACGGCTTAATTATGAACTTCGTTTTTTTCTGCGTTTGCTTTTTGATTATCGGCGCAGGATTAGCACAAGTGACGAAGTAAAAAAACACCCTGCTTTTTAGCAGGGTGTTTTTTTGTTTAAAAAGAATTGTGAGAAGGGGCAGCTTCTGCATATTTAATTATAGCAACAAGGCGCAAAAAAACAACCTTTTATGATTGCTTCTTTTATTTTAATTCAACAGGAGAGCTGACGCCACATAAATATTATAGCATAAAAACAGAAAAAGCAAAGCGTTAACTTTGCTTTTGTCTGCTGCTTTTTAACTTGTTTTGCGTCACATGATAAAAAGGCGGTTTAATTTTGTACCATATTTATTATAGCGCATATATGGTATAATGTAAACAAAAATAAAAAAGCCCCGCAGGGCTTTTTTACTACCAGCTTTATCGTTGGGGAGATAAACCTGATATGTACCGGATTTATTCTATCATATAAAACAGAAAAACGCAAATGTGCGTTGCATTTGCGCTTCTGTGACCCTTTTAGTTACCAGCAATCACCGCTGACTGTGAATGTCTACATTATAGCAGCCGGACGCAAAAAAAGCAACCGTTGCCGATTGCTAATTTTGCAGAGGTTTTGTCGAATGAAAAAATATAAGGGCTATGACTATGCTACACTAAAATTATAACATAGTTAAATAAAAAATAAAAGGGGGCTTACTCATGGCGCAATTAAGCATTTATAACGGCAGTGTTACATCCGGCGGAACAGACGGAACACTAATCACCACAGGCGATATTTTGAAGTACACAGGGGAAAAGGGCGAGCTTGGAACAATAGTTCCCTATGCGCTGCGTGCTGCTTTAACGACCAATGTTTATAACGTTTCGCTTTCTGTTATCGGCAGTAATCCTGAATGGTTACAGATATCGAAAGACGGTAGCACGTGGGGTCAAAAGTTAGAATTTGCGAATATCGGCGATACAAATACATTATTTTATGTGCGCTCAAATATTCCGGAAGGTGCAGAATTCGGACAAACCGTATTAAATAGATTTTTGCTGAAATATGTTGAAACAGTATTAACAGAGGGGTAGGTTTTTTATGGAACTGAATTTATCACCACTAGAAGCAATGATTGTTGCTATCAATAAAAAAGAAGTGCGGGAAAGACCCAGCAACGAGATAAAAAAAGATTTAGAGGAGCTTATAAAAAATGATTATAATAAAATGCGAGGATGAACTGTTGATGTTGAGCGGGAACGCTTATATTAAGGCTATCAAACTAGATGTTCCCGACAATGATAAAGAATTAACAGGCAAGCTAGATATATACTGCCAAGAATTTAGAAAAACGGCGTTAAGTATAACTTATGACAAAAAAGTCGTAGAAAAGCTGTTAAATGAATGTATGACAGCGATAGAAGCAGAAATGTCTTGCGCGCCTGACTGCAACACCAATATATTTATTGATTTAAAAAACATTATTGATTGTGCGATAAAAAAGGTAGAAAGAGGGCTAGAAAATGATTAGATTCTATATAGACGGGACAACAGGGCAAAAAGACGGTACAGAAGTTACATCAATAAATCCTATCACAGCTACAGGGCTTTTCCCGTCGGGTAGCACGGAAGCGACTAAAACGGTAACTGTTTGTATCCGCGCAGATGAAGGTGAAAGCTATAATCAAATCATGCTAGGCTGCAATAGTGAAGCTTATAGTAAATGCAGAATATCTAGCTATAACAATACTGGCGTTCAAATTGTTTCACCTAATACGAATTGGGATTTTTATTTAATCAAAACTGTTACTGATACAAACCAATCTTTCAATTTAACATTTTATGCCAAAAGCAGCGAAACAGGGAATGTTGATGCATCTGTGAGCTTATATTGTTGATTTAATGAGCGCAGCGGATACTAACTTTATCGGTGATTCTTACGATAATGGTAATATGGTGATGATAACTGTTCCGGCAGGCGTCAACGTTCTAAAACTATACATCCAGCGTTCAGACAACAAATTCGACACTTTATTGTTGGGCGTACAGCCGTCAAAAATGTATATGATACAGCGAATGGATACCGCTGACGGCAACAACAACTTGCGGCTTGTATGTAATACTCAAAGTGGACAGGTTGACATATATCAGGGACACGCAGCGACGGACGCAGAACATGCACTAATGATACATAGCCCGTTACAGTTTTGGTATTCGGCAGCAATCGAAAGAGAAACCCCGGACGTGACGGCTGTACCGTTCGCGTAGAAAGGATGTTAAAAAATGGCTAATCATTTACACTGGTATATTCATGGCAGCATAGGAGTAAGGGACGGGCAGGAAGTCGATATAACAAAACCCTTGAATTTAGGTGAGATTAACAGCTATAGTAACTTATGCACTTACCCCAACCGTGATTATAAATACTATCCAATCATAGCCCTGCCATTGTTTTTGAGAACTGACACAGGTTTTGAAATATCTAGCGGCAGCTTAACCGTGGGGTACGCAGATACAAGCGTCGGCTTTATCGGTGCTTTATGTACCAACAATAACTGGACGCCGGAATTATTTAATACTAAAACAGCATTGAAAGCTGCGCTTGATAACAGCAGATTCAAGATATCAGGCAAGAATATTGCGCTTACTATTACAACCAGCAATAAAATCACGGATACAAATAGTTGTTTGTTTTTGATGTGTGCATACATGAATAAAGATAAAGCCAGCGAATTATACCCGGTAAACTTAATTAATTTCAGCTTTACAGAAACAGAGGTAACAAGCTGATGAACAAACAAATAAGAATAGCTGTAAGAGTACCCGAGGAAACAAAAAATAAATTCAATAAAATTTGTAAAGAAAAATGTTTAAACGGAAGCTTACTCATTCGTAAATTTATTGATGATTTTATAAAAAATGAAACTATCAAATAATATCAACAAAAGTGGTGTACTAAAACGGCTTTATAAATTACTTGTCAAGTAGTTTAGAGTAAAGAAGGAGAGAAATAATGTTTACTCGCAGATTATTGATTGCAGATTCGGGGGGGACGTTCCCACTATAGTAACTATAAATTTTTATCTGAAATGCCCTAATTATCAGCCGGGTACTATAGACCTGCCTGTAACCTTTAAGATATCAGATTTTAAAACAGAAGAATTAACTTTCTATGCAAAAGTAAATTCTACCGTTGGCGTTCCTGTGAATTTGTATGCTGAAACTGTATATACAATAACAGTGCAAGATGATAGGTTTTTACCAATATTAGAAGATACTGTTTTTCATGCGAACGTAGACTACTTAATATTACTTGATTTAATTTAATTTAAATATCAAAAGTTAAGGTGTGATAAAATGGATATAGACAGAATTTGTTGCCGCTGCAATAAGCCATTGCTTACTGGTTACTATTATTTTGATAACACATTCGGTATATGTATAGATTGCATTACTAAATTATCCGTTTTAGAAATAAGAAACGAAAACAAATTGCATATTCACGAAGTTGAAGCGGCACTTAAAAAGGGGAATTATCAAAGATGATACATCAATGTACTTCATGCGGCAGGATAAAGCCTATTGAGTGGGCTTTTGAAATGCCCGCATATCATAAGACTTATTAT